GTCGTGTAAGCGTTGCTACTTGTAATACTGCTGTTAAGAACCAAAGACTTGTCGTTCCACGTATTAACTAAACTCCATCCGCTAGGTACAAATTTAGCAATAAACAACATAATAGTTCCCGCAGGAATTATAGTAGTGTCAGCCTCTTGTTTAGAGGATATTGCTGTAGCAATAGCAGAAAACTCTGCGTCTACTTCGCTACCCTTAATAACTTTAGCTGCATTCCCAGAGGTCAAATTATCCTTTGCACTAAAGTCTGTTGTCTGTGTATAATTACTCATTCCTATTTATCCTCTCTACCTAATTTAACAAAGAGAGACAGTTGCTCTAGACTTATAGCGTTTCCACTAGAAGCAAAAGAAACTCCAATACTCACTACCCGACCTGTCCTAGAAGCTGCTGTTCTTAACTTAGACAACGAAACACTTCCGGCCCATTCTCCAACATTCCATTCAGACGAGTTCCATTCAGATAATGTACCCGCACTAGGGACTAAGAGTTGAGCAGAGCCAGAACTTTCTCCGATATCTAAATCCCAATCTAAACTAATCTTTTGATTACTTGCTCCAAATACTGTCGTTCCAATATTTTTCAGTATCTTTATTTTAGAGCTGTCAAAGTCAGCGTACGTACGTGCCCATCTACACGTATAGCTTTTTGCACTTGGTGGAGAAGTAGTCGTATCAGCGTCTGAATATCCAGAGTATTTTCCTATGCACCCTTCAAACCCTAAAAAAGTATCTCCTTCAAAGTACACAAAACTATACCACCCAGTATTAATATATTTTGTAATCCTAGTCAGTTTCTGATCTTGTTCAATATTATCGTTATGAAATACCCATATATCTCCACCGGGAGCCTTTAACCAGTACTGTCTTTCCTCTGGATTATACTGACTACGAATTTTACTCAAGTTTCCCGTAGGGGTATTCATGTCATCAATTAATTCTTTTCTGACGACAATAGATACCTCACCCATCTCTACTCTTTGCGTAGTAAAAACTACTTGCTTTAGCGACCTAACTCCTGTTGCAGATAGAAAATAAATGTCGTTACCGACTTGTTGAACGCTATCTCTTGCAATGCAGCCAATACCCTGTATAATCTGTTCTATAACCAGACTACCGGGATCTTCTGGACTATCGAATATGACAATACTGTTTCTAAGAAAAGCAACTAAAAATCCGTCAAATGAGGAAATTGCAGTTAACTCGTCAAAGCCAGTATGTACTGCACCTTTATTAGACATCAGGTCTATTTCACCAGCGCCGTGGCTAGAATCCCATATCGTTTCGTCTAGCAATGCTGAATAAGCAATTACATTTTGGCCTGTACCAGTATGTGATTTTTGCACCCACAATCTTCCGAAGGCGCTATGCACTATATTGCCGGTAGGTACTGTGCCGTGAGCTGCACTAATGTTTGCAAAGGTACTAGAGCCAGTGTATACAATCATACCGTTACTTGCTCGCGCACCAATAACTTTGTCGTCAAAGTTTACAAATTGCCAATCATTTCCAGAAGGATTAGTACTTCCAGTTACGTCATCAAAAGAAGAGTAAGGAGAGTCAAGTTTATAGATTTTTCTAGTACTTGCGACTGTCGCTGTAGCAATAAGTTTATTTCCACCAGAGGCGTTATACTGAAATAGTTGCTCAATGTCAGGGTAGCCGACTAGTCCTACAAAGCTAGCAACAACGCTAGATCCACCACCCGCAGAAGTACCTGTACTACTATCAAGCACTACAATTGTGTAGCTGTTAGCGTCTGGAACAGTAGTTAAAACATGACTCTCGTTTAAGACAACCGCATCAATGCCGGAAGTAGCGGTAGCATTAGCAAGAGTTACAGTATCTCCTACTGCCCTACCGTGCGCTGTCTGCGCTACAGTAACTACAGTAGAGGCTTGAACGCCCACCTTAACATTCGCTACAGGATACCCAGAAATTTCTACTTTAGTGACAGTCTTAAATAAAGCCGTACCGTTTACAGTGCCTGCGGTAGTAGGTAAGGTAAGTGTTTCAGTAATCGCTGCATCAGACACGTTTGTTCCAGTGATAGTTATTGTTTTATCACCATCAGTAAAGTACTGAGAATTGTTCCCAGTGCCTGTTAAATCTATCGTAGTCCCGTTAACAGCGTTATCGTAACTGCTAGCTAACTTGAAACTGTTTGCATCTACCTTTACTACGTAATAAGTTGACTCATGTGTCAATCCAGCTAACGCTGTGCCACCGCCGTTATGGTAAGTGACACTGTTAGTTGTAGCTAGTCCATGACTTGATACAGTGATAACGTCGGTAGAGGTATTTACCGCGCTAGTAGCTACTGTTACTGAAGCCGTAGTAGCACTTATGTACCTTGGCGCTGTAGGAGGTAGACTTTCACTAACTAAAGTAAAAGTAGTTACTGGTCTAGCAGCAACGGCTATACCGTCATCGTCTGCCGCAGTAGCCGCCGCAGGAGTAATAGGATTAGCTCCCAAAGTTACATTGTACTTAGAACTAGTAGAACTAAAACCTTTGCGGTTTCCTAATCTTCCGGCTGAGTCAAAAGCAACGTTGTTAGCAATACGGGCAAACGTAGGTTGAGCTTGTATTTGCTCTCCTTCTAGGTTTAAACCGTGTATTCCCGGCGCACGTAAAACTAACGATTGTACTTTAGTAGGCATTAATAATCTCCGAAAACCACCCAATCACCGCCACCCTGAGCTTGCCACTTATGCGTCTGTTCATAGGCAATGGCATCTCCGATAGCTTGTTGATATGCTAGTTGTACATCAGAGCTTTGTTCTCCCTCATCTTCTCCTCGCTCACGAATAGCTAAAGCTAAAGCGCGAAGGTACACAGGATTCCAAGGAACTTTAGTGTACTGGTTATCTGCATTTAAATCTTCTTGAGGAATAACGCACTCTACGTCCATGCTGTAAGTTGCGTCTGGAGTTTGGTAGAATCTAATATTAAGAGATTGCGTTGCTGTAACTCCAGCAACAGCGTACTGAATTGGCTCTGCCGTTTCGTCATTTGTAGTCTGAGACTGTCGCCTAGCGTAATCATAAGGGACAGCTTGCAATCTTACGTTAGTAGTGGTATTAAAAACATCTACAACTCGACTACGTTGGTTCGTAAAAATTGGATTTGCTTCTAAAGCGTACGTATGTGTACTTGCTGTAGTAGACAAAGTAATCGTGTCTTGTAGACTTGTCCAATTAAACGAGTCCTCTACTTCTCTTTTTGCGTCATTAATTAGCCGAAGAATAGCAGAAGACTGGTCAGTATCGTTAATACTGTTTACTTCAGATTCACGAAGACGAACAAGTATTTTATTTACCATGTCTAATACTGTTACGGCGGCTTGTGACATAATAAACTCCTTAAAGTAGGGGGGCCGTTAAGCCCCCCTTTTTCCTTGAAAAATTAAATAACTTCTCGCGGAATAACCATGACGTACAACGTACCAGAATCAAGATTTACTGCACCGCCAGTGTTGTTAGCAGCAACTACCGTGACGGTATCCGCTGCTGTGACGGCAGCAGACAAAACAAGGTCCGCTACATCTATACTCATAGAAGCCATAGCAAAATCGCCAAGCTGTGCGCCAGTGACAGTCACTTCTTCAGCAGCTTCATCGCCATCTGCAATGCTTCCCCAGTCTTTAGTTTCCGAAGCAACTGCGAATTTCGTCACAGACTGCCCGTAGTTAGTACCTGTAGGTAAAGCCATGTTAAATCTCCTTTAATAAAGCTTAATTACGCGGCAACCGCAATCAGAATTCCAGCATCATCGCGGAGTTCGCCAGTACCATAAATGGTATCAGCGGTGAACAAGTCACCCAAGAACTCTTGCTTATACTGAGTCTGCGTACGAACACTCATCTGCTCAACAAGAGCCAAAGCACCTTTATGAGCAAGGAGACAAGCGCGTGAGCTATCCGTAGGAGCGTTTGAAGAAACATAAACGGGAACACCGTAGATGTCGCCAACCAAACCATTCCGAATCGTATTGCCTGCGCCAATCTCACCAGTAAATGCCTGTTCCGTAAAACGAGCAATACCCGTAAGATTTTTCTTCTCTACCGGAGGGATAACAAGGAAGCGATCAGACATAGGAACGTCAGCATCATCCAGAGTCTGAATGACCGTACGAATGCCTGCGTCAGCCAAAGCTGCTTCATTGCCGCCAGTAAACGTCGTGCTGCCATCGGAACCAATAACTGCTGCGCCACCGAGATTCGCTGCGCCAGCCGTGCCACCCTGCAAAGATTCTGCAATGTACCAAAGGTCCGTGTCAACCTGCGTAGCCAGTGCATGACCAGCGTCGTCCGTGTAAAACTGACGCATGCTAGCCAGAGCCTGCTTATCGAGGATATCCTCAATCAGTCGGCTGTACTCGTAGTGCTTATCAATACTAATTGAAATTTCAGTATCGGTAGCAGCAATAAGAGTTACCTGCTGACGAGTTGTTTTTGCACTTGCTGAACCACGTGTCGGTTTCGGAATATGAATCGTGTCGCCTTTTTTACCGTTGTGATTCATAACCGTAACCAAGTTAGCTAAAACAAGATTACTTTTATACGCAGCCACTACTTCGTTCGACCACAATTCAGGAATAAATTTGTCCTGTGTGGTAGTGTTCATGGCTTGCGCTGCTGAAAAATTAGCCATTAGCCTTCTCCTTTAAATTAAAACATATAGGGTCATCGTACCCTACCTTCACTGTACGCTTGATAAATTTCTGGCGAAAGTTCTTGATACCTTCGTGGGTCTTCAATCTGAAGTCGAATCAATTCTGCTCGTCTATAAGTAGGTTTGCTTTTCTGAGAACCGTCAGAAGAAATGCCACTTGCTACGGAAGTAGCAGCTTGCAATTCTTTTTCTTTTTCAGTTTTCACTTGCTGTTCCTGTGCAGCAGCATGTTGTCCATGCAGTGCCTTATATTGGCTAATCAATTCGTCCGCATAATTAAAGTCACCGGTACTAGCCCTTTGCCACATATCCTGTCTCGGCATACTTTCCATAACCCATTTTTGGAAATCGACATCTTGTACAATTTGCTCCAAGTCGGGGTGCTTAGTCTGCAAACGATTAATCGTAGTATCCGCAGTCGTTTGTTCTATGACACCTTTTATAGGTTGCAAAGCTTCCTCAACAATTCTACGAACAGAGTTTACTGGATCCGTTAAGAAGTCATCTTCTTTTAACGGGGGTAGTTCACTCTGAGCGTTGGTTGCTTGAGACTCTTGTAAGTTTTTCTGGATTAACGTATCGGCTAGCTTGCGAAGTTCTCCGAGTTCGTTTCCTTGTTTACCGTACTGCTTTTCTAAATTGCTGTACGATTCAACAATTTCTTCTACACTCTTGCCTTCAAATTTTTGAGGCACCTCTGTTTTTGGAGCGGTTGACTCCGCAGTTGGCGCTTCAAATGATTTTTCAGCTTCGCTGTTAGTTTTCTTTTCCGCTTCAAGTTGTTCTGCTAAATCGTTATGATTTATATTATCCAACCCATCCAAATCTGACTCGACCAATTTATCAGTCATACGAGTTCTCCTGTTTTAACCCTTTTGGGGGAACGTTAATGTGGTATACCCAATCGTTTAAGATTGTGGTGGTTTGCTTTCCTATGTCTCCGCGCCCATTTATCAGCAGCGGTAGGAAAGCCTGTGTCAATTCCGGGTAATGAAAAGTTTCCGCCCGAAATTATTTTTTCTGCAACATAATCTTTGCAGCATTTGCTTGGAATTTTTTTTGATTTTGCCCAAGCTTCAAAAACTGTATCGCACTTAACACATCGATAGTCATTCAGCATTTTCTTCTGCCTGCTCTATCTCGTTCTTAAGTACCGTTTCAAACTCTATCATAAGATGCAACATACCCAAGGAACCTCTTTGTTGCCAAAATGTTTTTTCTTCTGAAATTGACAACAAGTTGTTTTGCTGATTAAACATGTCAATAAGTCTTTCACGTATAATTTGCCAGCCTTCCGTAGATAAAGTATCTAACATCTTGTCATAAGATTGTTTTATTTCTGCGTCCATTTAATTACCTCTCATAATTTGTAACAGTAACAATGCTGCTACTTCTTCGTCGTCTCTTTGTTGTTGTGCTATAAGCCTTCTTATTGTTGCTTTATTAGGCTTTCTTCCAAATCCAGCGTTTTGCTCCCTTCCGTACTTTCCAAAACCGTACGTCCTACGACCATAGCCTCTATACGTCGTGTAAACAGACATAATTAAATTTTTGAGTTAGTAATCCAAAACGCTATTACGAGTACAATAGTTCCAGCAGCCCATATAGTTCTTCTAACTAGCGACTGACCAATATCTGCATAGACTTTTTCTAACGCTTTATCCGCTGCTCTTTCTGCTATTACTTCAATATCGTCAGTAGTCAGGACTCTTGGCTCTTTCATAATAATTGCTCTATCCACACATCAAGGTACAGGGAACACAATAACTGCCATCATCGTACTCTTTCACTTTAACGGTACTTGTTACCTTAGCAATAGTAGAACTTTTTATTGTCGTATCCGATTGTGGCCTAGCCGTTCCGTCTCCCGCGCTTTCTAACAAATCTCCTCGACTCACGGTAGTTCCTTGAGCAATCAAAATAATTCCGGCACCTAGCGCTTCTACCGAACTATCGCCGTCTTCGTAATGCCCAGAAAAAACTCCGTAAACACACGTATCGGCGGCTACGCTAGAGACTTCGCACTTCGGCAAACGCTCCGCTGTTTCATGTTTTGTCGGCGTACCAACGGCTGTCTCTCCGTCCTCATTAGTTGCAATTTCTTTATTTACTAACAAGGAATGAGTACCTGCAATTTTTACTGTGTTTTCATGTTCTTGTATGGTGCCTTCGTCTTTTAGTGATTCTGTGTATCTGTAATGAGTCCACTCCATAAGTTCATCAATGGTAGATAAGACAGTGCCGAGTTTTAATTTTGGCTGTGCGCCGTCTTCAAACTGACTCCAGTGAGCGCCGGTGAACGTGTTGTATCTAATTGTTGAATTATTTAATGTATCTATGTCACCAATAGTGCTTCCACGAGATCTAAAAATCACATAATTG